CAAGGGGCATCTCTCCCTAGTACTATAAGTTCGGTGCCAGATTCACCGTTTATCCGACCAGAAGGGCTACAAAGTGACGAGTGAAGATGCAGAAGTTATCCCCATCAAAAGGGGGCTAGAACTAATAGGCAGTACGCAGCCGCGAATCCACACGCCTTTATTAAAGACGGCTAGCAAGGCGCAGGAGGTAGCGGATCTAGCCGAGAAAATCAACCTTCCGCTTATTCCTTGGCAGCGTTGGGTACTCGATGACCTTTTATCGGTAGATGCAAGCGGTACATTCCTAAAGAAGTCGGCGCTGGTGCTGGTTGCCAGACAGAATGGTAAGACTCATCTAGCTCGTATGCTTATATTGAGCCATCTCTTCCTGTGGGGCAGCAAGAACGTACTAGGCATGTCCTCTAACCGTAATATGGCCTTAGATACCTTCAGGCAAGTGGCTTATACGATAGAAGATAACGAGTTCTTATCTAAACAAGTACGCCAGATCAGATTAGCAAACGGCCAGGAGTCTATCGCGCTATTAAACGGCGCTAGGTATGAAATCGCAGCAGCTACGAGAGACGCACCTCGTGGAAAAACCGCCGACTTCCTTTATCTCGACGAGTTAAGAGAGTGGTCGCAAGAGGCGTTTACCGCTGCGCTTCCTGTTACGCGAGCTAGGCCAAATGCAATGACCTTAATGACAAGTAATGCTGGCGATGGGTTTAGCGAAGTATTAAATGATCTTAAAGAACGCTGCATGTCCTATCCTCCAGCCAATTTAGGCTATTACGAGTACAGCGCCCCACAACACTGCAAGATACATGATCGTAAAGCCTGGACTATGGCCAACCCAGCGCTAGGACATCTAATAACTGAGCAAACGCTAGAAGAATCGGTTAATACTAATAGTGTAGAAGCCACACGCACCGAGATGCTTTGCCAGTGGGTAGATAGCGCGGTCAGCCCCTGGGTTTATGGTTCTATTGAGTCGTGTAGTGATAGCAATCTAGAACTACCTGTCGGACCACAAACAATCATGGCGTTTGATATTGCTCCTACCAGGAGATCGGGCGCTTTAGTTGCTGGCCAGATAAAAGACGGCAAGATAGCAGTGGGCTTGATGCAGTTATGGTCTAGCGAAGTAGCTGTAGATGAAACTAGAATGGCTAGTGATATAAATGAATGGGCCAGGAAGTATCATCCGACTATTATTTGCTATGACAAGTACGCTACACAAACTTTAGCCTCTAAATTAGAGCAAAGCGGTTGGCGTATGCAAGATGTATCGGGCCAGGCTTTCTACCAGGCGTGCAGCGACCTATCTGATGCTTTAGCGAATCAACGTTTAGTGCATTCAGGCCAGGCAGATCTCGTACAACACCTAAACAACTGCGCAGCTAAAACAAATGACGCTGGCTGGCGCATAATCAGGCGTAAATCCGCAGGCGATGTTACCGCTGCTATTAGTTTAGCCATGGTGGCTTCTGAATTAACTAAACCACAAAGAACCGCCCAGATTATTGTCTAACTTGCACCAATAGTCCGTTTTATGGTATAACATGTACATATGGGTCTATTGTCTGCTTTGGGTATAAATAAAAAAACTGATTCCGTTCAAGCGCAATACGCCCCAGCCATTATGGACACAGCTTATGGCTATGGTTCATTTACTACAGGCGTCGGTAACTTCCCTGGCGGATTAGATCGTAACTACGCCATGCAAGTACCTGCGGTCAACCGTTGCAGGAACTTAATAGCTGGGGTAATCTCATACCTGCCTTTAGAGTTATATAAAAAATCTACAGGCGAAGAGCTAGCATCTCCCGTATGGCTAGAACAGCCAGACTATCGGCAACCAAGATCCGTCACTATCTCATGGACTGTCGATAGTTTGCTCTTCTACGGAATCGCTTATTGGCGTGTCACGGAATTGTATGCAGATGACTTCAGACCATCAAGATTTGAATGGATTGCTAACAATAGAGTTACATTCACAACTAATAAGTTTGGCACCGAGGTCAGTAACTATTATGTAGATGGTGTTGAGTCACCGATGTCTGGTATTGGCTCACTTGTCACATTCCAGGGCCTCACACAAGGTGTATTACAAACTGCTGCTCGCACTATACAGAGCGCACTAGATATAGAAAAGGCCGCAGCCGTATCCGCACAAACTCCAATGCCGTCTGGCTATATCAAGAACACAGGTGCGGACCTTCCAGAACAACAAGTATCTGGATTATTAGCGCAATGGAAGCAAAGCAGACTAAATAGAAGTACAGCTTATCTTACTAGCACATTATCTTATGAAACCACAGGATTTAGTCCTAAAGACATGATGTACAACGAGGCCCAACAGTACCTTTGCACACAAATAGCCAGGGCCATGAATATTCCAGCCTACATGATCAGCGCCGACATGAATAACAGCATGACATACCAGAACATCATTGATGGCCGTAAAGAATTTGTTGCTTACTCGCTACAGCCGTTTATTTGTGCGATTGAGGACAGGCTGAGCATGGATGACATAACACCAAGAGGACACATAGTTAAATTTGCTATTGAGGAGTCATTCTTACGTGCAGACACAATGAAACGACTAGAAGCAATAGAGAAAATGTTGGCTTTAGGTTTGATAGATGTTGAACAAGCTAAAGAAATGGAAGACATGACACCTAACGGAAATGGAAACACAAATGCTACTTACGTTCAGTAGTCACATAGAAAGCGCGGATGGCGAACGCAGAATTATTGCGGGCAAAATCGTACCTTACGAAGAGGTGGGTAATACTTCTGTCGGCAAGGTTGTATTTGCTAAAGACTCCATTGAAATTGGTGATCCTGGTAAGGTAAAAATGCTAATGCAGCACCGCCCAGAAAAACCTATTGGCAGAATGCAGAAATTTAACAAAGCAGAAGATGGCATTTATGCTACCTTTAAAATTAGTGCAAGCATGCAAGGCCAAGACGCACTCATACTTGCAGGCGAACAATTAATTGACGGATTGTCAGTAGGCGTAGACGTAAATAAGTCTGTGCAGAAGAAAGATTATCTATATGTAACAAGTGCCACCCTGCGTGAAGTCAGCCTGGTTGAATCGCCAGCATTTACGGCTGCACAAGTGAATAAAGTTGCTGCTAGTGAAAACGAAGCAGAGGACACAAATCAACCTAAAGAAAGCGAGGCTCCTGTGGAAGACAATGCAATACAGCCACAAGAAGCAAAGGCAGAGGCTGCTACTCCTACAGTAGAAGCTGCTCGCCCAACAATTACAACACCGCATATCCAAACAACCGTGCGCACGCCAATCACTTCAATGGCAGCATACACAGAGCACAAAATCAAAGCTGCTCTAGGTAACGAAGACTCAAGACTGTACGTAACTGCAGCCGATGACTCATTCGCAACTAACCCAGCATTCAATCCAACACAGTATCTAAGCGAGTTTGTAACTAACACTCGATTTGGAACTCCAGCAATTGATGCATGTTCACAAGGAACACTTCCAACAAGTGGAATGACAATCAGCGTGCCGTCTTTGGTGACCTCTGCTGGCGGTCAATCAGGTGTGGCACCAGAAGTAACTGTAGAGTTAGAGGCTGGCGCAGTACAAAATACTGGCATGGTTACTCAATATTTATCAGGTACAGTATCTAAGTACGCTGGTATGAATACCCTATCAGTGGAACTGCTTGAGAGATCAGATCCAAACTTCTATGCGGAACTTACAAAGCAATTAGAGTATGCATACTTAAAAACTCTAGATACAACCGTTGCTGCAGCTTTGATTACTTCTGGAACAGCAGCAACAAACACAACTGCTGATCTAGACGGCATTGTTACCTTTGCTTCAGAGGCAGCACGTAAGATTTACGAAAACACTGGTTACTTTGCACAAAATTATATTGCTAACCCAGCACAATGGGGCGCGCTAATTGCTGCTCAAGACACCACAAAGCGACCTGTATTCACAGCTTTACAGCCTATGAATGCAGCAGGACAAGTTAGCGTTCAATCAATTCGAGGTAACGTTCTCGGATTAGACTTGTACGTTGATAAGAACCTGGCAGCAACTACTTTCGATGATGGTTCAGCGATTGTATTAGCCCCAGAAGCATTTACCGTATATCGCTCCGCTCAAAACTTCATGAGCGTAAACGTAGTATCAAACCTACAAGTACAGGTTGCGATTTATGGTTACATGGCAACAATTGCCAAAATGCCAAAGGGTATTTACCTATACAACAAGGCCTAAAAACCAATAAGTAATCTCTGGGGTTTAGTAGCCCTAGCCCCAGAGAGCTATTAGCAGAGGAGTAGAGATGGCAGCCACGTATGTGACTACAGCCGAGTTGAGGGCAAACCTCGGAATTGGCTCTCTCTATTCCGATGCTACAGTTGAGGAAGTTTGTCAAACAGCAGAAGATTTAATTAATCAATATTTATGGTTCAACACCGCCCCAGTAGTAGGCACAGCATTACAAGATAATGTGGCAACACTTATGCTTGCTAACCCAAACGCATTTGCAGCAAGCCAATCAATTGTTGTAAGTGGTTGCGGTGCCACCTTTAACGGAACACAAACTATCACTGGTACAATTCCACCGACTTCTGGTACTACCAGCCTTATTCCAGTATTTATGTATAACTATGGCCAGGTCAATTACCCTAACGGATATTCATTTGTGCAATATGCAAAGACAGCAGCTAATCAAGTATTTCACAAGGTAGCACCTTACGGACTAGCCACAGGCCCAGACCATAAGACCCAATCTTACGCGACAACCCCCGCCATAAGAGAAGCCGCAATGATAGTGGCAGTTGACGTCTGGCAATCCAGACAGGTCAGCCAGACTGGTGGGGTCGGTATGGATGGGATCAGTGCGAGCCCCTATCGGATGGGTTATCAGCTGATTAACAGAGTGCGTGGTCTCATCCAGCCGTATTCAAGTCCAGCATCACTGGTGGGCTAATGGCCGCAGTCAGCACCTTGCGTGGCACACTAGCAACCGCCCTGACAAATAACGGCGTATGGTCTACCTTCGCATTTCCACCTGCAACTTTGCTAGCAAACAGCGTCGTGGTCACACCAAGCGATCCTTACATTGTGCCAAGCAATAACAGCCAGACAAGTATTGCACCCTTGGCTAATTTTAAGATTTTAATAACTACACCTGCATTTGACAATCAAGGCAATTTGCTAGGTATGGAAAACTTTATTGTGGCAGTAGTAACAAAACTAGCGGCATCGGCCCTGGTCTATAACATATCAAGTGTCTCCGCTCCAGCTATAACTAATGCAGCTAGTGGAGATTTATTAACGTCAGAAATCACCGTATCAATCCTAACGAGCTGGAGTTAAAATGAGTTCACAAGCAGAAGACTTAGCCTTCTTAATAAAGATAGGCCAAATTAAAGAAGCACCAAAACAAACCGCACAAACTAAAAAAGAAGAGGAATAACATGGCCATATACTTAAATAACAATGTAGGCGTTAAACTGGCTACTGCCGCTGCGCCTACAGTACCTTCAATCGATATCAGCTCATACGTAACCAACGCTGTAATCAATCAAATCGTAGACGAGCTTGAGGTCACAACAATGTCAGATCTTTCTCACCGCTTCGCTCAGGGTTTGCAATCTGCAACATTTTCCGTGGACTTTCTCAATGACTGGGCAGCTTCTCAGGTAATGACAACACTTAATGCGGCATTTGGACAAACCATAGCGGTATCAGTAATCACCGTTAAAGGCACTGCAGTGTCAGCTACTAATCCAACTTACCAATTTTCAATCTTGGTAAACAACCTGACCCCAATCGGTCAAGGTGGCGTAGCCGAAATTGCTAGTTCTAGTCTGTCCTTTACAGTAAACTCAGTAGTAACAGTGTCAACATCGGTGGCATTCTAACTAAGGAGTAATAATGGCAAAGCTAAAGATTACAAGGGCTAATGGCGAGGTATCTGAACACAAGATAACGCCAGGAGTTGAGTACGCTTTTGAAATTAGTAAAGGCATGGGCATATCTAAAGCGCTGAGAGAAACAGAAATGCAGTCGAATATCTATTGGCTCGCTTGGGAATGTCTACGCAGATCAGGCGCACAAGTACCTTTATGGGGTGCAGAGTTTATTGACAGCTTAGAAACTGTCGAGGTATTAGACGAAGAAAAAAAATAGTACAGCGTGATTCCATTCTCTATACAGTGGCTGCTATAAGTGTAGAGACTGGGATTGCGCCTAGTGAGTTTATTAACATGGACTCAGACATGTTGTCAGCAATTGTGCAGGTTTTAACAGATAGAGCCAAGGAGATCAAAAATGCCAGTCGAGGTCGTAGGCGTTAAAGATGTCATAAATGGTTTAAGTTTTATTGATGAAGACCTGAGAATAAGAGTTAGCAGTGCAATAGACCCGTTGATGAGGCAGGTTGCGGATAAAGCTAGAAGTTATGTGCCATCAAATAGCCAGGTGTTATCAGGATGGTCTAAACCATTATCTTCTAATGTTGATAAACCATTCCCCAAGTTTGATAGCGGCGTGGCTAAAGCAGGTATCGGTTATAATCCTGGCAAAAATAAAGTTTTGAAAAATGGCTGGCAAGTAAGCCAATATGTTTACAACGTTAGCAGGGGCGGCTCTATTTATGAAACCGCAGGAAGATTAAACCCACAAGGGCGAGCACCATTTACATTTAAGCATGAAGGTAGTGGCACGTATGTAAGAAAATCTGCTAAAAGTAAAGCATTAGAAGATTATGAATCTAACAATCCATTTGCCAGCCAACAATTTATCGCACAATTAGTTCCAGTTACAAAGCCTAAAAGAGTACCTGGGCAACTTGGCCGTGGTGGAAGAAAAATGCAGGGTCGTTTAGTTTACAAAGCTTGGGCCGAAGATAGCACCAAAGTTTATGAAGCTATATTAAAAGCGATAGACAATACAGCCGTGGAGTTCACACGCAAAACAGCAATTAAAAAGGCTGCGTAATGGCCAATATATTCGTCGCAGCGGCGGCCACCTGGAACGGTAAGGCTCTTAAAAAAGGTCAGAAAGATATATCTGCTTTTGATAAACAAACACAAAAATTAGGCAAGACTTTTAATCGTGTTTTTGCTACAACAGCATTAGTTGCCTTTGGCAAAAAGGCTGTGAATGCTTTTGCAACCGATGAGAAGGCCGCTAAATCGTTAGCCGTTCAGTTACAAAACACAGGCAATGCATTCAGGGTAACCGAAGTAGAAACCTATATTGCAGGCCTACAGAATTTATACAAGGTATTGGATGATCAGTTACGACCAGCCTTTCAGACTTTACTCAACGCCACTGGCTCGGTCACTCTTAGTCAACAGGCTTTAGAAACTGCACTAAATGTTAGTGCTGGTACAGGCGCTAGTTTAGAAACGGTAATTAGCGCAATAGCAGCTGGAGTCCGAGGGCAAACAAAGGCTATTAAAGGATTAAACACTGGTATAGATGCCAACATAATTGCTACTGGTGACATGAATAAAATCATGGCCGCACTGGAAAAAAGATTTGCAGGCCAGGCTTTAGCCAGATTAGATACTTACGCTGGCAAAATGGATAGCCTAAAAGTAGCTGCTGCTGACGCTACAGAGATAATAGGTAAAGGTTTAATAGATGCTTTAAGCGCTCTGGCTAAAGATAATTCAATAGATGAAGCAACAGACTCTATGAATCAGTTTGCTCTGGCTACTGCCGATACAGTTCGAGGCTTAAGTTTATTAGTAGGCGAAGTTAAAAAGTTCGCGGATAGCGACGTGGGTAAACTATTAGCAGCATTAGCCTTCCTTGCATTTGGATCTAAAAAACTGATAATCGGTGGAGCGCTAGCCTTAATTGGTTACGATATAGGCAAAAGTAATCCTAGTGCTAAACCGAACGTAGGAGGCTATTCAGGCATACCAGACCTGCGTACTTCTCAAGCACTTGTCAAAGCACGTAAAGAAGAATTTGGTATCATTACAAAAAAGAACGCTTTAGAAAATAAGAACGTAGAAGAATTAAAAAAGAAGTTTGACCTAGAACGCATAGGTTTAACTGCTGCACTTAGCAAAGCAACCGATGATGAGACTAAGTTACGTCTTCAGGCACAACTAGCAATCTTAGATAATAACGATGCTTTGGCTAAGAAGATATTGGCAGAGATGGAAGCAGCCGATGCATTAAGAAAACTTGCCGAGCAGGCCGCGGCAGCTGGTAAGAGTATTACAGAGTTTGCTTTAGTCCAGGTTAGATCTTTAATCAATAGAATCAATGCTCAAATAGAAAAAATTAATGCAGAGTTTGGATTACCTTCAACAACCGTATCAGTACCTTCACCTGCCACTTCATTGCCTGCTAGTTACTTCCAAGATCTAGCAGTGTCATTAGTTGGCACAACTGGCTATAGTGGAATGAACGTGTCACAAATTGCAACCGAAAGAGCTAGAGAATCTGGCAATAGATCTGTAGATGTTAATTTAACTGTAAGCAGTCCGTCTGGTGACAGGTTTGCACAACTCATGGCAGAAAGCATTCAGGTCGCTGGGCGCAGTGGTTATAACACAGCACCTAATGGCGGATTACCATAATGGCAGTACCAGTAATAAATGCAATAATTAACTTTAGCACTGGACCATCATTCGCTCAGGCTATGATTATTGACCAAGGCATCTTAGGTACAAACGTATTAGCAGATTCAGCAGCTGTAATTGTAGATGTGTCTAATCGTATAAATCGTATTGAAACTAACCGAGGACGCACTGCATTATCAGATCAATTTCAGACAGGATCACTTAGTTTAACTATTGTAGATCAGAATGGTGACTTTAATCCTCAAAACGTAAGCGGTCCATATTACAATTTATTAACACCTATGAAAAAAGTGCAGATTACTGCAACATTTAATAATGTCACCTATCCTGTATTCTCGGGATTTATTACCAGTTTTGTAACTAGATACCCAGACGATTCTTCTGTCGATGTGGCTACAACAACTATAGAAGCGGTGGATGCATTTAGATTAGCGCAGTTAGCACAGATCAGCACAGTCGCAGGTGCTAGTGCTGGTAATCTATCAGGCACACGCGTTAATCAAATATTAGATACTATTTCATGGCCACAAAGTATGCGTGACATAGATACTGGCTTAACTAGTCTTCAAAACGATCCAGCTTCTAACAGAACAGCACTTCAAGCTTTAACTACCGTAACTACTTCAGAATATGGCGCACTATATGTAGATGGCTATGGCTCATTTGTATTCCAAGATAGAGCTGTAACTGTTGGATCTATTGGCGGCACACCTACAGTCTTTGCAGATAACGGCACAGGCATAGTTTATTATGATGCTGCTTGGGTATTAAATGATGTGCTCATATTTAATAAAGCCACTATCACTAGGACTGGTGGGACAGCACAGGTAGCATTTAATCAGGCATCTATAGATAAATACTTCCTGCATAGTTACTTTCAAGACAACCTACTTATGCAGACTGATGCAGTAGCCCTAGATTATGCCCAGGCTTATGTGGCTAGTAGAGCTGAGACCACCATCCGATGTGATGCCATAGTCCTAGACCTATACACGCCCAACTATGACACAGGCGTAGTTGCAGCCTTAGACCTAGATTTCTTTGATCCTATAACCATTATTACCACCCAGCCAGGTGGATCTTTGCTTGAGAAAACCCTGCAGATTTTCGGTGTCCGTATGAATATAACCCCGAATAGTTGGAAAACAACCTTCACAACACTAGAACCTGTCATTGATGGGTTTATAATAGGCAACGTAGATTACGGTGTCTTAGGACAAAACGTACTATCTTATTAAGGAGATATAATGGCAACAGGATTTCCAGCATCTACAGGTGATGTACTTACCTCTGGCATGTTTAATGGCTTAACTTCATTCACGGTAGGTACAGCCAACACAGTAGA